GTGGTGGCGATCCCGGGAGTTGCGGGGCAATCAAGCGAAATCAGTAGTGAAGCGGCGACAAGTTCCAACAGTGCCGAAAAGCAAAATCAACAACTTGCCGCGACCGCTTCCAACTTAAAACACCACGAAATCGCCTACCGCATGCAATGCGCGGCTGATCTGGCGCATGCGATCGCAGCAGCAGAACCAGAAGACGCGCGACCGCTTATGACAGCGGCCCTGATCGACCTTCACGCGGGCATGCCACCCTCTGAGGCGCTGGACAAGGACGCCGCGCAGGAATGGGCCAAGCGCGCAGGAGAGGCCGAGCTTGTAGCCATAGCCGAAGCCGTGGCGACAGAACTGCAAGGCCGAAATCTGCACCAGGACCACGGGCGCGGCCTGCTGCGCTGGCTGTTCCTGTCTATGCCGCTGGCCAACCGGCTGCGCTTCCTGAAATGGGGTCAGGAGAATTGCGCATGCGAATGACAATTCAGCGCCTGACCCGCCCCGCGCTTCCCCTCGATCTGGTCGCTACCCGCGATCACTTGCGCATCGTGGGCGACCATGACGATACAAGCCTGATCGAAATGACCGAGGCGGCGGCGCATGAGCTTGAAGAGGCCGCAGAGATTGCGCTGATCACTCAGACAATCCGCGTGACGGTGGAAGGCTGGCCAGACAGTGATCGCCTGCGCCTGCCCATTGGCCCGGTTCTGGGCGATAATCCGACATTCCAAGTGATGGCCGAGGGCGAGCTGATCGAGGCCGAGCTGATAGGCGGCACACGTCCTGTTCTGGTTCTGGGCGAGACTGTCACAGAGTATCTGCACCATGCCCGATTTGTGATCGAGTATGAGGCAGGCTTTGGCGCGACCCCAGAGGCATTGCCCCCCGACATCCGACACGCGATCCGCGATCAGGTAGCGGCCTTGTATGACTTCCGGGGCGCGAATGCCCATGAGGCCAAGACACCACAGGCGCGCGGCACGTCCAGCCAGTCCTACGCCATGCAGCGCGCTATAGGGCGCTATCGCGGGGTGAAGGCATGACAGGGCCAGAGCTTGAGCGCCTGCTTTACTACATGCCTGTCTGCGCCGAGAGGGCCGCGACAGCATGGCTGCGCAGCTTTGCCAAGGACATGGCACGGCGCGCGCATTGGCGACAGTTTAAGCCCACACGCAAGCAGATCGAGGTCATGCGCGGCATGGTCGATGATCTGTTTCAGCGAAGCACAGGGGAGTTGATCGAGAGATAAACGACCCGCGCTTGCGCGCGGGTCTCGGCAGATGTGGGCTTTCACGGGTTAGCTGGCGCATCTGCTTAAAGCGCAACCAAGGTAACGGGTCAGGCGCAAACTGACAAGCCGCAATGCTTGTCGGCGGGGTGTAAATCCCCATGGGCACGCTTTCCGCCTTTTGGCGGTCCTTCTCGGCCCAAAGACCCCACTGGCACCCGAAAGCCGGTGAACACACGAGAAGGCGGCACCGGGCATCGGGAAATGCAGGTGTGCACCAATGCGGGGGCCTCGTCTCAGGACCGACGGCAACATCGCGGCGGTCTGGGGCGGGCAGGCGGGGTTTTAGTCCCTGTCACAGTAACCCGCTTACAGACCGCCACAAGAGCCTGAACTCGGCCCGATGGGCACAAGACTTAGAAACGTTAGAGTAGTGAGATACGCGAGATGAAACACGATGAGCGACAGATCAGCATGTTTGCGGGGGCCCCATCTGGCGAATCCTTGAACCGTGGGGACCGGGGTGGGACTGTTCCTCTCTCATTCCTGCCCCGGATCACCGGAAAATCGCCCGGAATGCGGGCTTGCCAATTTCTGGCCCTGTTGCGGATTCCAGAGGGCAAAAAAGCCGGAAAACCGCTGAAATTGGCAAAATTCCAGAAATCGTTCGTCAAGGGCACCTTCCGGCCTGACGTGATGGTGGGCGTTCTATCCATTGGGCGCGGCAACGCCAAGACGGCGCTGGCCGCTGGTCTGGCGCTGGCCGAGCTGGTGGGCGCGCTGCAAGAAGCCCCGCAGCCCAAGCGCGAGATCATCTTTGCAGCGCGGAATCGCGATCAGGCACGGATCGCCTTCAACTTCCTTGTCGGATACCTCGAAGGCTTGCCAGAGGCCGATCAGGAGCTGTTCACGATCCGGCGCGGATCAAAGCTGGAAGTCGAATTTCAGGGCAATGGCGGCGGGCTGGCGCGCGTGATCGCAGCGGATGGGAAGTCGGTTCTGGGCGGTGCCCCCACCTTGGCGATCCTCGACGAACGGGCGGCATGGGAACGCGAGAAGGGCGACAGCTTGGAGAACGCGATCTTGTCCGGCCTTGGTAAACGTGACGGGCGCGCGCTGATCATTTCCACATCGGCCCCGGATGACGCCAACACATTCAGCCGCTGGCTGGACGAACCGCCCCCCGGAACTTTCATCCAGGAACACCGCCCCCCTATGGGCTTGCCTGCTGATGATCCTAATAGCCTTCTGATCGCCAACCCCGGCGCGATCGAGGGCATCGGCGCAACCCCTGACTGGCTGGTGGCACAGGCGCGGCGGGCAATCGCGCGCGGCGGTTCTGCCCTGTCCAGCTTCCGCAACCTGAACAGGAATGAGCGCGTCTCGACCGAAGACCGTTCTGTGCTGGTGACGGTTGACGAATGGATGGCGGCTGAAGTCGATCCCGATCAACTGCCCCCGCGCGATGGCCCTTGCGTTCTGGGTGTTGATCTGGGCGGATCGCGCAGCATGTCAGCCGCGGCTTTCTACTGGCCAGATACTGGACGGCTGGAAGCCCTTGGCACGTTCCCGGCCTTTCCTTCGTTGGCAGATCGCGGCGCGGCGGATGGCGTTTCAGATCGCTATGTCCAGATGAACGAACGCGGCGAACTGTCCGTGATGGGTGAAAACACGGTTCCCCCAGGGCGATGGCTGGCCGAGGTGGTGAAGCATCTGGACGGGCAAACCCCGGTTGCGATCGTGGGCGACCGATTCCGCCATGCGGAATTTGTCGAAGCCATGCAGGGCGCAGGGCTGGCCCGCGTTCCTTTCATCTGGCGCGGCTTTGGCTGGAAGGACAGCGCCGAAGACATCGAGCGTTTCCGCCGCGCCCTGTTTGACGGTGAAGTGAAGGTCGCGCCCTCGATGCTGCTGCGCTTCGCCTTCGCTGATGCAATCACGCTGGTTGATCCGGCAGGCAATCACAAGCTGGCGAAAGCCCGATCCCTTGGCCGGATCGATGCAGCGGCGGCGGCGGTGATCGCGATCGCCCAGGGCGCGCGCATGAAAGCCACACCCCAGAAGAAGGCGCGCGCGCTATGGACATGACCCGAGAATTTCAGCGCCATTCCAAGCGCGTCACGGCAACGCGGCGGTGGCAGGTTCTGCGCATGGCCGTGATCGAGCGTGACGGCTTCCGCTGCAAGAAATGCGGCGCGCGCGGGCGGCTGGAAGTCGATCACATCAAACCTGTTCGCACGGCCCCGGCCTTGGCCTTCGACCCCCAGAACCTGCAAGCCCTTTGCCCGTCCTGTCACACCAGCAAGACGCGCGTTGAGTGTGGCCACCCGCCACCCCTCAAGACCCCGGCCCGCGATGCATGGCAAGACGCCATTCGCGCGCTGGAAACTGACCAACCTTCACCAGCAACACAGGAGTAAATCACATGCTGGACTCAGTGAAAATTTCTCGGAGACAGTCCGAGATCAGGCAGCAACTGGCCGAACTGGCCGCGAAGCCGACCCCGACCGAAGACGAAACCCGATCGATGGACAGCCTCGATCTGGAATATCGGACCAATGAAACCCGCTACCGCGCGGCCCTGATCGCAGAAGACACCGAGCGCCGCGAGGCCGGGGCCGATCTGGAAACCCGTTCTGATCGCGAGTATTCCGAGCTGATGGCCCGCTTCGAGCTGCGCCAGGTCGCGCAAGCCCTCGACACTGGCCACAACCTCGACGGCGCAACCGCCGAGATTGTCACAGAGCTGCGCAACGCGGGCGGCTATCGCGGCATTCCGATCCCGTGGGCTGCGCTGGAAATGCGCAACACGGTTGCGGCTGGAACGCCTGACCCGATCAGCACGCGCCCGATCATCGATCGCCTGTTCCCTGACAGCATCGCGGCCCGCATGGGCGCGCAGATGATCCAGATCGATCACGGCGCGACCGAATGGCCGGTGACGACCGCAGGCGCAACCGTGGGCTGGCAGGCGACAGAGGCCGGAAATGTGGGCGGCCCGACCCCGTTCCAGACCGCAGACCGCCCCCTGAAACCCGATCACACCCTTGGCGTGCAGATGCGCCTGACCCGCAAGGCCATGAAGCAGACCGGCAGCGCCCTTGAACAGGCCGTGCGGCGCGACATGAATGCAGCCATGCAGGCAGAGCTTGATCGCGTCACCTTCCTTGGCACTGGCAGCGATGGGCAACCGCTGGGCGTGATCACTGGTCAATCGGCCTATGGAATCGCCTTGCAGGAAGTTGATGAACTGGCGACATGGGCCGCATTCCGCGCGGGCGTGACCGCATTCATGACCGCGAACGCGGCCAGCGGCCCCGCCTCGATCAATGCCATGATCCGGCCAGAGTTGTGGGACTTCCTCGACGGCGCAATCTGGGACGCTGGCAGCGGCCTGACCGAATGGGACCGCCTGTCAAAGCATCTGCCCAACGCCTACACCACAAGCAACGGGCTTGCGGCCCCGGCGGGCGATCCGCTGGCGACGACAGCGCTGTTGACCACCAGCACCGGCGGCATTGCCCCGGTATTCGTGGGACTTTATGGAGCGATTGACGCAATACGCGATCCCTACAGCGATGCACAGGCAGGCGGCTTGCGGATCACGGCGCTGGCGACCAAGGATGTGACAGTCGCGCGCCCTGCGCAACTGCGCGTCCTGTCCGGCCTGCAAATCGCGGCGGGCGGCTGATGCTTTGGGGCGCAGCATCTGGCGCGCTGGAGCTGCGCGCCGAATCCGGGGGCGTCCGACTTGTCGGGCGCTTCCCCTACAGCATCGAGGCCGAGCTTGCGCCAGGGCGATCAGAGCGGATCGAGGCGCGCGCATTCGCAGCCCGGATCGAGGCCGAGGCAGAGGATATTTATTTTCTGGCCGGTCACGACTTCGAAAAACCGCTTGCCAGTCGCAATGCAGGCACGCTGCTGATCCGCGACACTGGCGAGGCCGTCCAGATCGAGGCTGATCTGAATGACGGCACAAGCTGGGCGCGCGACTTTCTGGCCGCGCATCGGGCAGGGCTGATCAGGGGGCTTTCCCCCGGCTTCCGGGTTGCAGCCGGGGGCGAGAAGATCGAGCGGCGCGGCACTGGCCTGTTGCGATCGATCAGCCGCGCCGATCTGATCGAGTTCAGCGCCGTGACCCGGCCAGCCTATCCGGCGGCGCAGATCGAGGCGCGATCATGGCACCCGCTGCGCGACGATCAGGACCGGCGCGGCCTGCATCGCACATTCAACAGATGGAGGCCATGACATGGGCATTCTCGACCGCTTCCGGCGCAAGCCCCCCGAAACCCGATCGAGTGGCGCAGGCTATACCGCACAGGTCATTCAGGCGCGGAATGCCTTCATTTCCGGCGCGTCAGGTATGGCCGAACTGACAGCCACAGTGCAGTCATGTGTCAGCATGTGGGAATCGGCCTTTGCGATGGCCGATTGCAGCGTGCAGGATCTTCTGACCCGGCGCCACATGGCCCTCATTGGTAGATCTATGGCCCTGCGCGGGGAAATCATTTTCCTGATCGAGGGCGACCACCTGACCCCGGCTTTTGACTGGGACGTGACCACACGAGGCAGCACCCCGCGCGCCTATCGGCTGGGCATCCCGGAAACGGGCGGCGGGCGATCTGTCACGGCTTTGCCCGGTGAAGTGATCCACCTGCGCAGCGGGGCCGATCTGACAGCGCCGTGGGCAGGCACCATCCCCTTGCGGCGATCGAGCCTGACCGGCGATCTGCTGCACACGCTGGAAAGTGCCCTGCGCGATGTGTATCAGACCGCCCCGCTGGGAAGTCAGGTTCTGCCCGTGCCAGAGGGCAGCGCCGGAGATATGCAAGAGCTGCGCGCCAGCTTCCGGGGCCGCCGTGGCTCAACCATGGTGATCGAGGGCACGGCGCAGGCCATAGCCGCAGGCATGAACCCGCAGCTTGGCCAGAAGCGCGAAGACCTGACCCCCGATCTGCAACGCGCCATGACGCGCGAAACCCTCGATCAGGCCCGCGCTGCAATCCTGATGGCCTATGGCGTGATTCCGGCGATGGTGAACCCCAGCGCAACCGGCCCGGTGATCAGGGAAGCACAGCGCCACCTTGCGCAATGGACCATCCAGCCGCTGGCCGAGCTGCTGGCCGAGGAATGCAGCGCCAAGCTGGGCGCAGCCGTCACGATCGATTGCATGCGGCCCCTGCAAGCCTTCGACACAGGCGGCAAGGCCCGCGCTTTGGGCGCGATCATCAAGGCGCTGGCCGAGGCCAAGGAACAGGGCATAGACCCCGCGCAGGCGCTGGCGCTGGTGGACTGGAAAGGCACAAGCACGGAGTAGGGTGGCACCCTGGGCGCACTCGCAGGCCCTATCGCCCGGTATACTCGGAGAGTCACGATAGAACCCCGAGCAGGCGCGGCCCTTGTGAACCTTCGAGGGCGCGGCGCAGGGTGGCACAGGAGGTAACTGGGGCCACCCGTCACTTTCTCAGACGAACCCCCGGCCCCCCGCCGTTTTCAGCCAGGAACACGACACCAGCGTTTTCCAGGGCGGCGCGCAGGGCGGCCACCGCATCGGCAGAGGCCGCAGGACTTCCAGAGCCTTCCGCCCTTTTTACTGTCATAGATGATACGCCAGCGGCATCCGCAAGCGCCTGCTGAGACCATCCGATAAGAGCGCGTGCAGCCCGCAATTGCGCCAATGAATTTTTATCTTGTTCCAATTTAGAACACCTGCTATGTTCCGATATAGAACAATACCACAACCGGAGAATAGCACAATGACCAATCACACCCCCACACCGGGGAACGCCCCCGGCTTGCCGAAGGCTGCGCCGGTTCATGACAGATTGATTGCTGCGATCAGCATTCTGCAAGCCGTGATGCTGGCGCGCGACAGCGCAACCGATGGCAATTCGCTATGGGGATGCATGCATATGCAGGCCAGCGCTTTGGAGCATGCAATCAACCTGTTGATCGAAATAGCCCCCGATTTGGAGAATATCTAATGTCTGATCACACCCCCACACCCTCGATCTGCACAATTCACACAACTGCCCTGCGGCTGTCTGGCGTCCTTAACGCCGTCGCGTTTCTGGAAAATGCAGGTGAGTGCAAGGAAGGCCAATCCGCATTGATCTTTCTTGCGGAAGAGCTGGGACAAGAATTGGAAAACGCGCTTGATCGCTACAGCACAGAGCACGGCGCAGAATGCACCAGAGGAATTTAAATCCGCATAAAGTGGGAAGTATTGACATTGGGCGCATAGTTCCGTAAAGAGTGGGATATGAGTAAAGATGTGGATCATATCGGCACTTTCACAGGCCCCGAAATTGAGCAGGCGCTATCCCTGCCCGACCGGACTTTTGAAATGTTGAAGCGCGAAGGAAACGCCCTGCCGCAGGTTACACAGCCTGCGCGCGGGCGTCTTGCCAGATATAGTTTTGCGGCCTTGTCGCGCCTGAACCTTGCGCGCAAGCTGGCACCACTGGCCGGTGGCGTGGTTCCTGCCGCGCGCATCGCATCGGCTATCGGCCCGGAGCTTGAGGCCCGCTATGGATCGACGCCGTATGGCTTTGCTCAAATGCAATACGACTTACAGCAGGCGAATATCTGCACTGACACCGCGCGCGGCCCTGATGGTGAATTCTGTCATTATCGACTTGCCGAGCTATTGTGGCGCGCTGGTAAGTTGGATGAAACCAGACCCCGGACCGGCGACTTTATTTTGGTGATCATCGATAGCGATCTGGTCGCCAGCGGCAATTGGGACGGCTTGGGCTATGCGCTTCGCAGTCAGAAAAAGCCATTCCCTGTTCAGCCTATGCTGCGCTTTACCAGGGCAGGCCGCACGATCGAGATCGAGGACATGGAAGCCCCGGAAAAAGAGGCATACTTCTGTGACCGGGTAGAGCGCGCAGACACGATCCTACAAGTGAATGTCGGCCTGTCCCTGCGCCGCGCACTTGTCCATATCATCAAAACGAGGGAGGCCAGCACATGATCTATGCAGGCGACCTTTCCGCTGATCTGGGCTTTGGGCGGAACATGCCCCCGCGCTTCTGGCGCTGGTGCAAGCGATACGGCCTGAGCGCGATCGAGGGTAAACCCTACGCCTTCGAGCGCGAGGACGTGCAGAAGGCACTGGCGAAGGCGGGCAAGGCATGAGCAAGGCAACGCTACCAGACTGGCCCGGATACCTGCGCCGCGCGCGCGCAGCGCAATATCTGGACGTATCTACGACCAAGTTTGACGAGCTGGTGCGCGAGGGCATCATGCCTGCACCGATCACGCGGGCGGGCGTCAAGCTATGGTCGCGGGCGCAGATCGATCTGGTGATGCACGATTGCGACCCGGACGGCGCAGAGGGAGGGCTTGCGTCATGCGACGCCGTATTTCCACAGCTCTGAAGTATCTGAACCAGTCTGGCACCTTCCCGAGTGGAAATCCCCGGTTCTACATGGGGCCGAAGGGATCAAAGCGCGTGGCCATGCCAGACGCGCCGACAGATCATCCCAAGTTCCTGGCAGCATATGCCAAGGCTCTGGCCAGCTTCATGGACCTTGACGGAATCGACCTGCGCTTGCCAGCCCCGAAAGGATCGATCAATGAGGCGATCCGCGACTATCTGCGCAGCGGCAACTGGACGGCACTCAGCGACGGGACACGAGCGCGGCGCAGGCCCGAGCTGGACCGCATCGCAGAGAGCTATGGGCAGGCGGAGCTGCGCACGTTGAGGCCCGAGCATATCCGCGCAGACCTGAAAGGGCTTGATCCGCATCCGCGCAACAACCGGCTGAAAGTCTGGCGCGCGCTGATGGCGCACGCCACAGAGTCGTTCAGCTTACCAGCCAATCCGGCGGCGGCGGTGGCAAAGTCAAAGACCCAAGCGACAGACGGTCATGCGAGCTGGACGCAAGGCGACGTTGACAAGTTCCGCAAGCATTGGCCGATCGACAGCGCCCCGCGACTTGCCTTCGAGCTGATCTATTGGACCGGCGCGCGCATTTCAGACGCGATCAGGCTTGGCGAGGGCAATATAGGCCGCGACGGCATTCTGACATTTCGCCAGGGCAAAACAGGCGGCGACGCCTACGTGCCCATGGCGCGGCACGCATCGCCCCTTGGTGCGCAGCTTGGCGACGATCTCGACCACTTGGCGCACGCGATCCGCAGCCGCCCGGAGCGCCACATCACCTTCATGGTGACGGCGCATGGCACTGTGCGATCCGTCAAGGCCGCGTCGCAGTGGTTTTCCAAGAAGGCCAGAGAGGCCGGGTTAGAGGGCAAGGCGGCTCATGGCCTGCGCAAGCGTCGCACTGAATTGCTGATCGAGGCGGGCGCGACCCCCTATCAGGTGAAGGCGTGGACTGGGCACGAGTCAGACAGCATGATCGCCCTGTATGCGAAGAAATTTGACCGCAAACGAACCCTGACCGGCGCATCGGAAGCGGGCAAAAGTTCCAACTTTGGCGAAAAGTTCCAACAAAAGGGCGAAAAGCTATGA